GCTTGGAGCTAGAACCGCGTTCTTTGAATTACCAGTTGCAGTGCTACCAGTGTTGTTGATCATTGCCACGTTTTGGCCGACCATTGCACGGGCACCAGAAGCAATAGCAGTAGTAGCCGAGCAGACAACAGCAGAAAACACAGTGTCAGGATCGTCACAAACGATAGCCACAGTGTCACCCGCAGCAGTACTTGCTGGGTAATACTGAGAAAACGTCTTCTGCTTGGTTACTGGATTGGTAAACGAGCATCCCAGAAAGACACCAGCTACCGTACCCAGCGTACCAGTAGTTACAGAAAGACGCTCCAAATTGCCGCGAACCAAGCCCACGAGGTCACCATAGAAGATGTTCGTAGCGTAGTTGTTGATGATTGCGTATTCACGAGTAGAACCCGCAAATACTTGCCCACCGATCAAGTTGATCGGCTTTAGCCCGTAAGGGCTTGAAACCACAGGATAAGCCATGGAAGATTCCTTTTAAAATTTAAGTACCTTTGCCAAAGCTGGACGAGGACTTACGCTCTTGGAAGAGTGGCATCCGCGCATCGCTTTGACGCATGAAGCTATTGTCTACAGCATCCGCTTGAGCTTGTGTAACTTGGGCGAAATGGTTATTTCGCTGGTCTACAAACTCAGCAGGTGTCTTGCAAAGCAATAGCCCACCAACCTCAATGTTGTCTTTGAAACGACTATTGGGGTCAGCTAACAGTCTAAATTTGGGTTGTTCTTCGATTGCAACAGGCTCCCAGCCTTCTCGGAGTTTGGCCGATAAGTTACGTGGGTCAGCGTTGTTCAACGTCGAAACACGAATCCAGCGGTAGTTGTATCCGGGCTCTTTGTCGGGCTCAGGTAACAACTCAGGTTGCGCCCACTGCTTGGGACGCTCAAATTCCGCACGTGTTGCGATCTCTCTTGGGATCCGGTTTTCTTTAATTTCAGCCATTGCGGGCCTCCAATTCTTGTTGAGCTTTCCAGTATTGTTCTGGAGTCAGGCCAAATTTTTTGGCAAGATTAACTTGGCTTTGCTTTAGCCTGACTTTTGTGGAAGCCGTGCTACGAACTGCCGGTGCAACAACGGTACTGGATCTTGTGCGACCACTTTGTTTGTTGTCTTCTTCCTCGAATTGCTCCGGGAACCGTTTGCGAATTGTTTTGTCCAGTTCGCGATAATATTCTTCAGAACCAACCTCAACTCCGTTGTACCTCAGGTCTTCGTGTAAACCCAAAGCAAACGCCGTCATGCTACGGTCCCGTCCAAACCAACTGTTGCGGTTTTGCCACGCCTCAGCTTTACGATCTGGAGCCGGTACCTGTGGTTGGTACTGCTGTAAATCGGGTTGTACATCATTTTCTTGCTCTTGTAAAGATGACAAACGAAAGTTCTGAGCCCGCATAGATTTCAAGTTGGCTTCTTGCAACATCTGCTGCGTCTCTAGAACCCGATCAGAATCGCCAGATTCAAAAGCCTCTTTGTATGCCTTTTTGGCATTCTCGAGCTCTAGACCAGCGTTACTTTGAATTGTGGTGACGTATTCCTTCTCGCCAATGCTCAGAATATGCTTGATTCGCTTATTCTCATCAAAAAGCTTTTGGGCAAAGGTGACCGCCTCTTGCTGTTCACGCAAGGCTGTTTCTTTTTCCCGGCGCTCATCGTGCCAGACCTTACGCATCTGCTTGAGCTTGACCTTTACTGCATCATCGTAATGATCCAGTTCGTCGCGCTCCAGCTCTTCTACAAGAGTCTTGGGTAACGGCTGGCGACCTTGATCTTCCGGTGGCGCATCATCCTCAATCTCAATCTCTACTTCAACCTGATTTTCATCTTGCTCATCAGGAAACTTGTATTCATTTTTTTCTAAAGGCATCTTGTACTCCTTATTTACGTTTAATACCACGTGGATCGTCTACTATTCCCTCAACCGAATCATCATTGATGATGCGGAAATCACGGCCATGAATAACCAAACGTGAGCCGGCGTAAGGACGAACAAGGATAAAGTCGCCTTTTTTACACCACGGGCCAGTTGGAAATTTTGCCTTATCCTGGTAGCAGTCGGGTCCAAGCTCTACAACAAACAAGACCGTAGTCAAAGTTTCTTCATTGCGCATAGTCTCATCAGCTTTTATCAAGCCAACTGAACTTTCCTCGAATTCCTGTTCTGCCTCGGGAATGGCACAAAGTATTCGATACCCAGACGGCTTGGGCAGTAATTTGCCTTTATCTTCCGGAGTTGCATTAAAGTTGTAAGAACCAACTACTTGCGGGTTGTTAGCGTCTGTAGCTAACAAGATGGAACTAGTCATCCGATGTCTCCAATCGTTGTTTCAGGTCTAGGGCATAACCCCGCATGATGAGTAGACCGCGAATCTCACCACACAGTTTCTTGTAATCCTCATAGGAGTCGGCCTTCCCCTCGGCCAAGTACTCCTTTATTTGCTCCAGCTTCTCATCCGCCTGCTGGATGAGGACTTCAAATGCATTCATCATTCACCTCTCTTCGGTTTGTTTTGTTGCCGCATCTGAATACGCTCTTGCATATTGCGTAGCTGTTCTTCATGGCTCTTATTAGAGAGTTGCTTCATAACGTCCACTCCCTTATCCATCATGTGCCGCTGTCTTTCAGCATCCATCTGAGCAGCTGTTTTAAGTACGTCCATCTTGATGCGCTTGTCATCAGTCGCTGTCTGAGCTTGAATACGCTCGCGCTCGATCTGTTGTTGCGCTGTTCTGATAGCGTTGTCGGCCTGATCTTTTGCAGCCTTGCGCTGATTCTCTTGTTCTTTGAGCTCGAGCTCTTTCATCTGCATTTGAACAATTGGATCTTGCGCCTGTTGCTGCGCTTGAGCCTGCTGTGCTTCTTGCATATTTTTTTGGAGCAGCTGTTGTGCAGCCTGCGCCAACATGGGAGACAACCTAGCCTCAACTTCTGGCGACATTTGAACCTCTTCACCAGACTCGTCTATCTGCGCTGGCAACTGCATACCAAGCGTCTGCTCCATCTGCTTACGATACTCAAATCCTAAGTGCTCATTAATGTGAGCCATCATGACTGCCTGCATTGCAGGTGCCTGTGGGTTGTTTTGCAAAAGCGCCATGATCTTGGGATCTTGCATTGCAGCCATGTGCACAACAATATGCGCCTTGTGATCTTGAGAAATGAACGCCTTGACCGGCTTGCCCTTTAGCACGTTCTGGTTCTCGGTCACGGGGTCTGTTGGCTTCTGGTCTTCGTCCATAGGAACAAGCTTGTTAGCATCTTTAACGCCCAACACCTCGAGCATCTGGCGGTGTAACAGTGGTAAGTTGTAGAGTTGCGGTGCGCCTTGAGCCAGCTGGATAACAGCTTGGTACTGCACAATCTTTTGCGCCATGGTGGACGCATTAGGATCACTGACGGGAATGACATCAATATCGTCATAGTCAGACTTCTTGGCTTTACGGCTACCTTCGCTTGGCTGGTAGTCATAGTCGTCAGGTGTGTACTCAGCAATGATGTTCTTTAAGAGCCCTAACTCTTGTTTCATTGAGTAGTGAACACGCGCCTGAATGGCTGACATGTTCTTAAGCGTTCTCTCAAGAATCGCCAACGTCGTACCCACGGGTGCCTGCGCACTCATGTCGCTCAACGTCAAGTCCGCCGTATTGGCAAATCTGCGGCCTTCTTCAACAATCTGACCCAGCAACGTCATCAGTGTTTGGCTAGGCTCTTTGTACGGCAGGGGCAGTAAGTTGTCTTTTAACGTGCCGCTGGCCACATCTGCGTCCCGCCATTCACCCGGAGCAATCGGTGTATCGTCTCCCTTAACCCGCATGCCGCGAGTTTTGAATCCACCGGGCAGGTTGCTTAAAGTACCAGCGTCAACAAGCTGACGAATAAGTGACGTGCCTGACTTAGCAAAAGCCCCAATAAGATGAATAAGGCCAAAGCAGTAGAAGCCAAATCCCGGCACATATCCATAATGGACGAAATGCTGGCGCTTTGTAAAAGTTTCATCATCAGGCTCCCAGTTACGGCGGATTGCCAAAATATTGCTCGAACCTTTTTCAATGGTGACAACATACGGCAACGCAATTCCTGTTGGTTCACCATCCTTGTCCTTGTGCTCATAGCCCTCAAGGTCCAGATCTACGTTCATCTCCAACAGCTTAAAGCGGTCATCCGACGTAGCCCGAAAGCCCATCTTCTCAGCAATCTTCTTCTCAACTTCATCAAGCACGTTGTCCGGTGTACCCAGATCGATGTCCCGATAAAACCCAGCTACCTGTAACTTACGCAGCTCGTTCTCAGTCTTGCGCATCACATGGGTAATACGTGGAGAAGACTCTAAGTTACTCGCACCATAAGGAACAACAATATCTTCCGCAGGAACAAAGAACGAAACCTGCCGATCCAGACCAGGATCAAAGTACACCTTCTTAAAGGCATTTCCAGATAGACCCAAGCCCCACAACATGCGCTCATGCTCTGGCCTGTATTCCTTCATGACGTCCGTCAGCTGGTAATTCATATCATCCGCTACCCGTTGCGCAGATTCTTTCTTAGCCGGCGTCTCCTTACCAATGATCTGGGTCTTCACAGGACCCGCCGCAGGAAACGTGGCCATCATGGTTTCTGATTGAAACTTCACCAGAGCTTCAGACAACATAGGATGGAAAACACCACATGCGCCTTCCCATGGTTCAGTCCGCTCCTCAATCTTCATACCCAGAAGTTCTAAGCCATCAACGTAGGTTTGCATCCAGTCTTTGCGGCTACTCACATCATCATCGTAGTCACTCAGCAACTCTTCGGCAAGACTTTGCATATAGTCATCGCTCAATACATCAGCCAAGTTTTGATTGAAGTCATCCTCTCCGTCGCCGGGCTCCATGTGGATAGTCAAATCCCCAACGGTGATATCTACCGACTCAGGATCTTCAATCTCAATCTCAATCTCTGGGTCGCCCAACAAATCATCAATACCTTGCGGCGCCGCATACAGTGACTTTTCAATAGCCATGATTCATTCCTTTTATATCTACCAAAAGTTCATCAAACGTTAGCCCACGGTCTTCGTCTAAAAATTCAAGACTGAACAAATATCTGGGCTGCTCTATATTTAACACCATGTGCGGTACCTGCGTGTTGAATACATAGTACGAATCCGGCTCATACTTCAATTCCTCAACATTGCACCGCAATCCATTATCCTCAGTCATGAACAAACAATGGCTCTTGCCATCTTGGATCAGCATGTTAAGACCAACCTTGCGATCCGTGTCTACATGCCAGTTATAACAACTCTTGGGTTGCATCCGCAAGATGCCGGCATGAAACTTTCTCTTGCATGCAAGCGCCACCAAAAACCCATCCCTATTTAACAGCTGGGCAGGCACCTGCGTGGCCTCAAAGTTGTAATAACTTACCCAGTAATCCGGCGCCAAGCTTTTACCATAGGCCAACAGGTCTTCAGATATAGAAGACCAAACAGGAACCATGGAGTAAAGCTTAGTTTCCATTAATAGTACGGCTCTTTCCTGCGAAAAGACTTTGGCTCATCTTCCTCATCGGACGCCAGCTGAATAAACCCGCCGCGTCGATAACGCAGCAAAGCTTGACTCATGGAATCCACCAAGTCATCATGCTCACCCGAGGGAAAGCTGGCAACCTCTTCAATCAACTCTTCCGCCCAGTGCGTATTAGGTACCCACAC